CCGCAAACGCGGCACCCTGTCCAACCCTAAACCCACTGTTAACCGAATCGAAAGCGGATGGCTTTATGCCTTCTTGCTCTTGCTTTTCAGTGAGTACAGCCTTGGAATCCCCAAAGAACTCCAGCACGGCATTTGACACGCCGTCCTCCACCGTCAGCACAATGACGCGGTCGTAGTCGTAGAAGTCGATCAGGTTCACCACGTCCATCATCACCTTGAGGCTGGAGGCGCAGGCCGACGAGTCGGTGGTCACCATGTCCATATCACCGCAGGACTGGGCTATACGGCCAGCGTAGACCTGCGTCAGGGTGAACGGCAAAAACTTGTAGGTGTAGGTCAGGCGCGAGTCGTAAGGACGCTGGCCGATGCCAGCAAAGTGTGCGTTGCCTGCGGCCAAGATGAACGCAGTCTTGCCCACTGGGTTCTCCCGAAGGTAGGTCAGCAACTCAGGGTCAAGCACTTTCTCGGCCAGTTTGTGGGGGACGTAGACCAAGCCAGACTTGACTCGGTTGTAAGTCTCAGGGAACCAGTTAACCTTCTGGGGGTAGATGATGTCGTCAAACAACTCGACATTGGTCGTGGAGGCGGTGCGGTAGTGAGTAAGGTAAATCATTTGCAAGCCTCGGCTACTTCTTCCATTGAGGCTGGCTCTTTGGTTTTGTTTGCCATTACAAGGTCGTGCAACTCTTGCACAGACGCAGGCGTCCAATTTTTACTGACTGCGTCGTCAATTCCATAAAGGTCATCGAAGTACATCAACATGACCAAACCGTCGAGACTGTCCAAACCAATGTCTTGAAAGGCGTCTTCCATAGACTCTGCAATTGCAACTTTGGCGTGAGCGGGTCGAGCGACCTTTGCTACATAGTTGAAAATTTCAATAAACTCCATCATTGGTCTGGGCCTTCTGTGGGCTGGTTGACAGCGCCAACCAAAGCCGACGCCCAATCCTGCCAGTTGCTGTAAATGTAGGGGCTGGGTATGCCTTCATTTACAAAGATGTCAATGGCTTTTAGCCCAGCCGCCCACGCATACCAGTCCGTTTGAGCATCAGGAATTACCAATTGCTGGCCCGCATACGCCTCGCACATCAGCGCCGCCCATGACTCAAAGGTATGAAACCGTGGATCGTAGACGAGAGCAAGCGCCATTTTATGGCCTTACATCGCCAACATTGGCATGAAGCAGAACTCTTCCCAATTGGTAATCACCCCCAGCCACGTTGCTTGTAAAGATCAGGCGGATTTCTCGGCGCTGTTCACGCAGGTCAATCTTGCCTGTGTCTGGGTCAAACGCATATGGCGAAGAAGTTACGTCCTCTGATTGAGCAAATGCTCTACCAGTAACTTGGAAAGTCATCTCGCCAGATTGAACGAAGTCAGGCTCTATGCGTTCTAAGTGCAACCAGTAGTTATCTCCTACAGGGGACGCCTGCGATGGCCCACCCTGAACCCAACCAAGGTCAGATGTTTGAAATGAACTTTCAATGGCGTTAGAAACGGTGTTAATTACTTCGTCGGTTCCAATTTCGTGTTGCCACAAAATAACTTTATCTGCTTGGCTGTTGAAGGTTGCGGTCTCTATGATTGTGGCCGTTGCCGTTGTTGACAGTGTCAACGTCAGGCCAGCAAACGAAAGAGCGCCAGACACAGCGCCGCTATTGGCAACAGACAAAGTTATCGTAGTTCCCGCAATAACCGTAACCACAGCACCAACCCCAATACCTGTGCCAGTAACGGCTTGGTTTCGCAAAATACCAGTTGCGCTGTTGACCACAATTGTAAATGCGGCAGAACTTCCCGTTGCGGTCGTAGAAGCCAGTGTAGGAGTAATTACCGAAACAATAGCACCAGAATTTATGCTGGTAGAAATAACCAGTTGCCCGTTTGAGACTTGGTTGTTTGGGGCTATTGTGACGCTTGTACTGGCATTGGTTGTAGCGATTGAGGCAGAAAACAATAAAGTCTGTTCACTCAACGTAGCGCCAGCATTGATGGGGTAATGGAACACTTGAGAGAAGTACCCAGCCGTGCGTCTGGCTCCTAAAGCGCCGCCAGCGTCATACCAGCAGTTCTCACGGATGTTGTAAATGATTGCGTCATTGCATTCTTCTGAGTCGCCTGATGGGAAAAACCACCAGATTTCACCAAAACGAGGAACCTTTTGCGCCCACACTTTTTGGCTTTGGGCGTAGTTTAGATTGTCAAAAAAGTAGTTCTGGTTGAAGATGTTTGTAAGTTCTTTGACCACGCCGTTGTACAACAGAAATCGGTCAACGCCAACCCAATAGTAGATGCCGTCATATTCAATGACGCACTGCGACGAAAGGATTGAAGACTGGCTTGTAATGATGTCATACCGCCAAAAAAAAGTTTGGGGGACTGAAGCAACCGTAATGGTGGTTGGGGTGTAGGACACACGGATTAACGAATCAAGCGCCCAGAACAAACCCGAGGGGGCGTTTGATCCACCGCGAACGGACAAGCCTTTGACAATCTTTGTAGACGATACGTTGGTTTCGTTGGAGTCTGGCCCGTTCCAATCAAATGGGTCTCCAGCAACACAATTCTTGATGAGACCGTTGTCACCATACACAAACACATACGGGTGCAGAACAACCACGCCGCCAGCAACTTCAATGATGTCACCAGTTGGGGCTGTCCCAGAAGTGTCTCTAAGCGGAGACAGGGTTGTGCCATTGATGTTTCCAGCCAAAACTGGGGTCACAGTTGTTTGGTCAATTTGGGCAAGGTTTTGACCGGGGTGCGCCAACAGCAACTGATTACCAGAACCCTGCGCGTCAAACGTGGAATCAAATTGCCACAGGTTTAAATCGTTTTCCGTAAACCCATCGTTGATTGTTGCAACATTGATTGAAAAACCACTGCCAGTTCCACCAATGGTTGCCGCTGTCGCGCTCAGGGTATTACCAACCGCATCCCCATTGCCAGCCGCTGTCAGCGTCACTGTAGTCACCGTCGCGCCAGCCACCACAATCGTTGCCTTTGCACCAGAACCAGACCCGCCAGTCAAGGTCACATTGGTGTACGTTCCGTTGGTGTAAACCGTGCCGCCCACCAAGGTGTTGAGCGTTAAAATTAGCCCAGTAAAAGTAAATTGATTGACACCTCCGCCAATGCCAAGGTTATCAACATCGATAACCTCAAGGCCAGAACTAAAACCGTTAAATACTTTATTTACGCCATCGGCTGAATTTACAAAAATGCCACGGGAGTAACCAGTGGCTGTTTGTGTGATTGCGCGATACCCTCCGACCTTGCGCGGTCTGCCTCGTTGGAAGCGAACCCACAAACCAGCGGTGTAAAAGTTTACGTCAAATATGGTGCCGTCGCGTTGAACGCCGGGTTGCGTATCAATGGCAAAAACTTTCTTGACCATCAGAAAGTCCCGCCAGCAATACCACCTGTAAAGTTACCTGTGCCCACAATTGCAAGCCCAGTCGCAGACAGCGTTGAACGCAACACACCAAGAATGGCATGGTTAAATTCGCCTGAAGCGGCGCGATAAATACCTGTTGTTGTTTCTGACGCAAAATTCAAAGACGGTGCGCCAACTGATCCGTTGATCAAACTGATTGAGGACGACCCCGCAAGAATGGTGTTTGCGTTAAATAGGTTAACTGAATCGCAAACTAGCGTTGCTTGGGTGCCTGTAGTCAACACCGCCGTGGCTCCAGCGCCCGTGGAGATTGTGACCGTAAAAGCGTTTGTGGTTTCATTCAGGATGTAGTAAACCTGAACCGTTGACGGAATAATAATTGTCACATTACCTGTCAATGCGCCCGTGTACTTCTGAATGACGTTAGAAGCCTCTGAAGCGGTTAGGGTGTAGGTTCCAGACAAAACGGCTTTGGACAATTGAGTAAACGCAAACTGCGTGGACTTACCCAAACCAACCGTATAGAACTGAGTTCCACTGCAAACAATAATGCAAGAGTCCCCGGGTTGCAGAGCAATTGACGCAGAACCGTTGATCAAGTCGCCACTGGTGCCCGTTACCGTCAAAGCACCTGTTCCACTGTTGCGCAAGAACATAAACCAATTGTCAGCAAGCGTAGACGCAAGGGTCAGGGTCAGCGTTCCAGCCCCTCCAGTCCACACATAGGTGTTAGAGCGATCTGTGGCAAGTGCGGTGTAATTGGAGGAAAAGGTTGTAACAGGCTGAGACTGGTTTAACGTCTGACCAATTGCAAGCAAGCCATACCCAGCAAGGGTGGCCGCATCAGCACCAGAGGAGCCTATGCCGTAAGCAATGATGCCCCATGTGCCTGCGGTGGTTGCGTTGGTCGTGATGTAGATGTACTGCGCCTCACCTGCGGCAACCGTGACAATGGTGTTTGCGCCTGAGTAGTCTTTGACCGTTACAGAAACAGCGCCGACGTTGCGAATCAAAGCGTCCTGACCAACAGAGCCTTGATTGGCTGGTGGCATCCATAACTCGTTTGCGCTAGAGGCGGTAGACACCTCCATAATGCGTGCGGCGGCATCATCAGTGTCCGACCCATTGATGGGCCAAGTCAACTGCAAGTCAGTCGTTAGGGTGATGCGGCTATACGATACATCCGTTGGTTGGATGACGTTACCTGTAAAGGGGCTGTTATATGACATGATCAGGTATCCAATACTGCGGCTTGACGGTCACCAATACGCTGAACATCTTCCTGCTTTAGCGTCTGCATGATCTGGTCGTAGTTTGCCTGCCACATGGGCATACGCTCGTCGTTCTTGAGGAACGGCATAGACTGCAAAAGAGACCCATACAGCAACGCCTGCGGGGCGTAGGTGGTGAACCAGTTTGATTGGTTGGCGGAGTCGAGCGGTTGAATCCGCTCGTAGTACAACACCTCAAAGGTGTAAGCGGCGGCAGGTGTAGGCACCACCAGCCAGTGTGTGTAGTCGTAGTCGCCGTAATACGCGGGCACGCCTGTCTCTGTAGCATCAGGCCAATACTCGCGCAGGTACTCGTACTTACGAAGCAGGACAGGCTGGCGGCTACCAGAGACCACCACATTCATTGATACGGTTTTGTGCCAACGAGCGGGCTTGTCAATGACCGCCTGAGTGGCCGTCATCGTGCTGGTGTTGACTGTCAGGTTGCCCAAAAACTTGATCTGGCTGGCGATGATCTGCTCGGCCAGCATAATAAAAAGAGGAATTTTCTCAAGCGTAGCGGTGTCGGAACGCTCCAGATAGGACTGGATGTTTTCGACCAAGGAGTCGTATGTCATTACCGATGCGGTCGTCATTTGTTCTCCTTATCCGACATTGCGCTCAAAGTGCGGGCAATCTACTAGGGATTTAAAGTTGCCTCCCCAGCGGTTTTTTGGGTTTAAAGTCTCCCAATATGCACCGAGAGGCGCAAGGATTCCCTTGTCCCATATTATCTGCCCATCCTGGAAGAAGTTCAAGTCGTTGGCACAGGGTTTAAGGTGGATGGAATTCATGGTCTTGGATCGGCAGCCTT